TTCGTGTTGGCGTTAAAGGAGGTGGTTGTAGTGGATTATCATATGCGATGGATTTTGATGACACAATCACAGACATGGATGAAGTCGTTGATTTAAACGCGTTGAAGGTGATTATAGATAAAAAATCGGTTTTATATCTCTACGGTACTGAATTAGATTATTCCGATGGATTAAACGGAAAAGGTTTTAATTGGATTAACCCACAGGCAAGTCGAACTTGTGGATGTGGAGAAAGTTTCGCTCTTTAATTTTTTTTAACAATAAAACATATCACTATGCTGGATCTTACACCAGATGACATCGAAATCAACCCTAAAGAAAGTAATGACACTAAAAAACCCAAACCTCAAGACGTAACATTTTGGGAAAGTTTAGATTATCTAAAAAAGTGTAGAGATATGTTATCTATACACGAGGAGAATTACATTAACAACATGGCTTACAAATATAAACACTTAAGATAATGAAGGTATTAGAATTATTTGCTGGTAGTAGATCAATAGGTAAAGCTGCCGAAGAAATTGGTATGGAAGTATTTTCATGTGATCTAATTGATTTTGGTGGTATAAACTATGTCGCAGATATCAGAGAGTTTGATTACTCTAAAATACCATTTGTGCCAGATGTTATCTGGGCGTCACCACCTTGTACTGGATTTAGTGTTGCAGCTATTGGTCGTAATTGGAATCACGATAAGACACCCAAGACGGACACCGCTAGATTAGGTATTGAATTGGTAAAAAAAACCATTGAGATTATAAATCATTATAACCCCAAACATTTCTTTATTGAAAACCCAAGAGGTATGTTAAGAAAGATGCCGATTATGGAGCAATTCAAAAGACATACTGTCACTTATTGTCAGTATGGTGATGACAGAATGAAACCAACAGACATCTGGACTAATAGCGATATATGGGCACCAAAACCAGCGTGTAAAAATGGTGACCCTTGTCACGTTGCAGCACCTAGGGGATCTGTCACAGGAACCCAGGGTTTAAAGGGTGCATATGAAAGAAGTAAAATTCCTCACGAACTTTGTTCAGAAGTTTTAAAAAGTTGTCTCGTATATGAAAATCAAACATCCGTTAGTTAAAGGTAGGGTTGTTGAAATAAAACCAAGAATATATTGTGTTGAAGTAGATGACAATTATGATAGAGCAATGTTGTTCTGTCGTTATCAAGAGTTCTACGAATCACCATATAAAGAATTCAGAGGTAAACCATTCACGTGGATGGAGTATATGCGTTTTTATAAAAATGCGTGGAAGAAAAATGTGTTTACATATCCACATGATTGGGTAGGTTACAACATACCCAGTAATATTGTTGAAAAAGCTAACAACGTTTTTTACAAAGAAACTGAATACGATGGAATAATGAACGACATTTATTTTCATTGTACTATAGATTCACAGAATAAAAACGATGGAACTATGTGTGATTGGTATTTGATTGGTGCAAGTAGTAAGGATGTAAGAACCCTAGACCACGAAATTGCTCATGGTTTATACTTCACAAATAAAGAATATAAGAAGTCGGTTGATAAACTTATTAAAACAATTAAATCCAAAAATTACGATTCATTAAGAAAGAAATTAATGAAAATGGGTTATGCTGATGATAAGAAAATCATCGATGATGAAATTCAAGCATTCATGTCCACTGGATTGTATAATACACTAGATAAAAAATGCTTTCAACAGTACGAAAAGGTGTTTATGAAGAATTTTAAATTATTTAATAAATCTTAAAAAAATACTATTTTCTTGATATATATGTATTAGAAAAAACATATCAATGCAAGAAGAGTTCGTTCCTTATCATCAGCACCTGTTACTTAAATGCTGGATAACAAACCCACCAAAAGAGGTTGAGGTTCTTAATAAATGGTTTATCGATTTAGTACACAAAGTCGGTATGGTTGTTGTCGGTGGACCAACTAGTGTTTATGTGGATTATCCTGGAAATGAAGGTTTGACTGGAACAGTTACATTAGCAACATCACATTCATCTATTCACATATGGGACCACTATGAATTACCAATGGCTCAGTTCGACATTTACAGTTGCAAGTGTTTCACGTTAGAAGATGTTTTAAACCAATTTAAACCATGGGGTATTGTTAAAGCTGAATGGGTTATGATTGATAGAAACACAAAGCCAACAATAACCCACGAAGGTGTTTGGGTGTGCGGGCCATCCGATTTATAGATTTATATTGTCTGGTATTTTACGTATCTTTGACATATTAACAAATAAAAATATGAAAGTTATATTTCTGGATCACGATGGTGTGATTTGTTTATCGACCGAATGGGGTGGTAGACACAAGAAACAAAAAAAGGTTGGTAGGAAACTAACCCAATCGGTGGAGTCGTTACCTGTCGATGCACGCTTTGATAACTTTAATAAAAAAGCTATTGATGTATTAAATGAAATATTGGAAGAAACTAGCGCTGAAATTGTTATCTCATCTGATTGGAAAAGATGGGCCACTGTTGAGGAGATGGGTGAATATTATGAGTCACAGGGAATCAAAAAGAAACCTATAGCGTTCACTAAGAATTTAGCTGAATGCGATGTTCCTCAAAACTTCATATGGTCCCGTCAATGGGACCTAGAACAGTCAAGATCCTTAGAGATTAACCAGTACCTACAAGACCATAAAGAAATCACACATTGGGTTGCTGTGGATGACCTGAATATGGGTATCCCACAAACACACGATACTTGGGGAGATATGGTTATGGACTGGGGATTAACTAACTTCGTGTTAACACCAAAAAGTATTGAAGGAATTAAACAAACAGGAATTAAAGATAAAATTTTAAACTTTTTAAACAATTAAATTATATGGAATATATTCTACCATTTGCTATTATGTTTATCATCGTCGGGTTCATCTCTTGGAGATGGGTTGTCGGTATTGACTATATGAAAGAAAACCATCCCGATTATAAGGGAGAAGATTTTTTAAATTGGGGTGATGACGATAATGACAAGAATCAAATCATGTAATTAAATCAATTTCTTTTTCTAGATATTCTTTTAGAACACTATTACCATATGGCGATAAGTGTTGATCGTTTATATCGGAGCCATCACAAATCCTTAATTTCTTTTCTTCAGCAATTCTACCAAATAAAAATTGTCTAGGTTCAAATTCGATAAAATTAAGTTCTTTTAATTTATCATATAGAATATTATCTTTTCTTTTTATCAGTGTTTCCTCAACACATAATGAATCCCAAAGATAGTTTATATATTTATATCCTTTCTTCTCAATATAAGCGTTAAAAATTTCAACATCCTTCATAAATTTTTTAAGATACACTTCTTCATCATATATGTTCATTATGTAATATTGATAAAACCCTCCCAATGTTTTATCTGTAAATTCCAATCCAAATTCACAGTATTCATTAGGTGGTGAATGGAAGTTACCATCAAATCTCAATTTATTTTCACCAATTGGTAAATATAAACGTGAAATATAAGAATATTGGATAACCAATACTGTATCTTTTACTTCTGTATGGAATGGTTTATCCGAATCACATATAAAATCATAAACATCTTCCATAATTTTATATGGTCCAGCACCACTATGTCCGGCTAAATGGTTTTTTGTTTTTGTAAATGAACTAAAGAAACCACTCCTAGCTGTGTGGGAATCTCCAAAAAAAACTAGATTTTTCATATAACATATATATCTTTGGTCATATTTATATACTATGAGAGTAATAATATCAGAAAACCAATTAAAAAAGGTCCTTAAATCATCTTTAAACGAGAATGATGGTAAGGAAATTTTGGATAAAATACTATCTTGGACCAAAGATAAGATAAATCAAGTAGAAAAACTATTTGATGACCCTAAAAAAGCGGATAAATTAGATGTTGATGTTGATAGTTATTACAACAAATTGGAAGCAATTAGTGGACCAATCGACCAGCAACAACGCGGTGGTTTTAAGTTTCAAGAAAGTGTTGAAGCGGTTCAAATAGGTTTAATTTTATTAGATTATAAATTACCTAGATTTGGTGTGGATGGTTTATTTGGACCAGAAACAGCAGAAGCGGTAAATAAATTCAAAGAAGATAATAATATAGCGGACATTTCATTGAACGAAGGGTTCATTAACGCTGGGTCAACAAACTATTCAAACTTAAAATTCTCATCAAAATCTAGTGGCGACAATCTTAGTCAAGCATTATTAGATGATATTCAAACTGCAGCATCAAGTGTTAATGTGGTTGCAAAGGTAACAACAGCAAATACTGGTCACAGTTATTTAACAACAACCGGAAATGTGAGTAGACACACCAAAAACATTGCGGTAGATATTGGTTATTTAAATGGTAAAGTTTGTAGTGCTAAGGGACCAGAATATGATTGTGGTTCATTTAAAACCGACGGTGACAAATTAAAAGACGCTTTGGTTTCTATGGGCTACGTTTGGAACAAAGAAAAAGGTAATCAAAAAGCCGTATTGTGGCAGACATATATTGGTGGTAATCACTATAACCATTTACACGTTTCTAACAACGGCGAAGCTAGCGATGGACCTGTAGATGTTGCATCTGCTGCTGTTGGAGGTGCCGCTGTTGCAATAATTACTGTTGATATGGTTAAGACCATGATTAGTAAATTACAAGCCGGGAATTTGGTTACAAGAGAAACATTAAAAACACATGTTGACCCTGCAAAAGTAACTGGTGGCAATGAAGTTTTCACCGACTTAGATTTAACAACACCAGAAGGTTATAGTGCTTATAGAAAAATATGCGATAACTATATTGCAACAAGAAACCCATCAGGACCAATCACTGGAACAATGATGGCTGACGGTGCAAAAATGGCTATGGAGAAATATAGAAAGTATGTTCCACCAGAATTAGCGTTAGCTCAAATTACTGTTGAAGGTGGGTTAGCTACCGATTATACTAACAAACCACATAGAACCAAGAATCCGTTTAACGTTGGTCAAAACAAAACAATCAGTAATCCACAACCAACTTACCAAGCAGGTATTGATATCTACTATTCATTAATTGCTAGAAGATACATGACGAATGGTAAAACTGCTAGTAATTTGATTATGGACTTTAAAAACGATGAAGGATCTGCATATGCGGACGCCGGCTACGAAAGAGCACTTACAAGTTTAATCGCTAGCATAAGAAAGAAAAATGAATCAATTTACAAAGAATTAGCCGTATAATGAGATTAATACTATCAGAACAACAATATCAAAGGTTAATCCTTGAAGCCGACAAAAGAAGTGTCATAATGAGTTCACTTGGTTTTAACCAGGCATGGGCAGATGCATTTCACCGTATAAGTGACAAGGTATCTGTTTGGATTGCTGACGCATATCTAAAAGAAATGTTACAACAAGTTCCAAAACTATCTGAGATGGATGATGCTGAACATAGAACAATGGTTATTGGAAGGATAAACGAACATTCACCACAAAACGAGAGATTTTGGTCAGAGATGATGCCAAATTTCAGATATATAATGGACTGGTTAAGAGGTACTAATGGCACTGTTAATTTAAGAAACTACAACTACCGTAATGCTTTAGAAGGTGCAACTGATTGGCACAATAGTTTAAGCGTGGAAGTTCAAATTAATTTCAACGAAACCAATGAAATATTTATTGACTATAGAGATAGTAGAGGTATTGGTTTTTATTGGGCTAACTTAGGAACTAGAGAATGTTCAGATGAAAAAGCTAGAATGGCTCATTGTGGTAGAGCTTCTCACGGTGTTTTATTATCATTGAGAGAGATTACGTCAAATGGTAATGGTGAATCACATGTGACCATAGATTATGATCAAGGTATTTTATATGATTTTCATGGGAGAGCTAATAGTAAACCATCATCAAGATACCATAGATACATTGTTGATTTCTTAAAGAACACAATATATCCAGTTAACAAATTAAGTTCTAGTGGTGTTCATAGATACCAAGATAACTTCCATTTAGCAGATTTAACTGACGAACAAAGAAGAGATGTTTATGCTAGTAACCCATCATTGAAATATGATATTGAAAATGAAAACACTTGGCCGGAGATTATTGCAGCCATTCGTTCTGGTGAATTAAATATAAACAACTACACATTCCTTATCGCGTTAGCTTTAATGCGTTTATCTGAATATGACCCAGAATTTATTGCAAAATATGATGTAGAAATGCAAACATTATTTAATGCATTTGATACTAGTGAAAACGTGTTACCAACTGAGGAGGCAAAGAAAATATTTATGAAGATATATGGTGAGCGTCTTATTAATTATATGAACACCGATGAAGGTTTTGAAGAATTAATACCTACCACTAGTAAGTTTAAAGGTATTCTTAGAAGAATTAGTATGGAGTTCATTAACGTTTACCAACAGTTCTGCCCATTAATTGATAAAGGTTTTAGAAAGTGGGAAAGCGAGTTAGCTGATTTATTATCCACACCTAGATTAAGAAAGAAAATATTAAGATGTACCAATGTTGTTGATTTTTTAAATCAATACTCTGACTTCTCAACATTTGATAGTGAAGGTAATGCTTTAGTTAGAATTGACGATGAAAGTGGTGAATGGGGAATGGTTAACAGCCAAAACGAATTCATTGTTGAACCAGATTACATTGCATTAAACTATAGTCCAATGGATAGAGATAAATTAATATTAATTGGTAAAAAACGTGACGGGTCTTTCTGGAAGATTAACTTAAGAACAAATGAAATAAAGCAATTAGCTGCTCGTTCTTAATAACTTAATCGTCCCTTAACTGGGGCTGAAACGTGCCCATCAGAAAGTACTAACATACCATCTTGATATGGTAATGTTTCGTTAGTGCCGGCAATAAACCAATCACCTTTTTTCTGGAAGATGTAAACATTACGACAACCTAAAAATTGATTTAATCTGTCTTTAGTTGTCCTTGTTTCCCAACCACCAGTGCTAACAGTTAAAACACCAGTTGGGTCCATCTTAACAATATATGTTCTGTGGTATTTTATACCGATTGTAAACTCATCAATTTGTTCAACAAAAGTATTGTGTCCAATTTTCTTGGACGATTTTCCGCCTAGATATTCAACTAAATCGTTGAAATCGGTATAATGACATGCTAATTTAGCTTCATTTAAATGAATTTTACCCACCAAATTCATTACTTGCTCTTCTGTTAAAATGATTTTTTTGCCCATAATAATATAAATATCACAACATTTTTGTTTTTTAAAGTATTTTCCTATATATTAGTCAAATGATAGAAAAAATAGACAAAATATATGTTTATTTGGATGATATTCGAACACCTACATCCAATAATTGGATTGTTGTAAGAAATTACAAGGAATTTGTTGATATCATTAATGAACATGGATTGGATAACATTGAAGTTATCTCATTGGATCATGATCTTGGTGAGACGGCTATGATTGAATATTACAACAATGTAAAAAAGAATTATGTTTTAGAGTATAGTAATATTGAGGAGAAAACCGGATATGATGCTTGCAAATACCTTGTGAGTAAAAGTATGGAAACGGGAATACCACTTCCTCAAATATATGTTCACTCCGCAAATCCAATCGGTAGCGCTAATATGATGGGGTATATTAACAATTACTTTAAGAATTGCAGAACCCCTCAAACATGTATACAAGCAAGTACGCCACACACAGTTGATGAATCCTTATACTTATCCCCTGAAGCTAGAAAAGCAAAATGGGATAGAACCAAAACAGAAGAATAATGACACATGGATCGTTTTTTAGTGGTATAGGTGGCTTTGATTTAGCCGCTGAATGGGTTGGGTGGGAAAATAAATTTCATTGCGAAATTGAGCCCTTCTGTCAAAAAGTTTTAAATCATTATTGGCCGGATGCGGAATTATTTGAAAACATAAAAACAGCAAATTTTGAAAAATATAGAAATAAAGTCCGAGTTATTAGTGGAGGATTCCCATGTCAACCATATTCAATCGCGGGTAAGCGACTTGGTAAGGAAGACGATCGTCACCTCTGGCCTTTCATGCTTGAAGGTATTAGACAAATCAACCCAGATTACGTCGTGGGCGAAAATGTTTTTGGCCTCACTAGTTGGAATGAAGGATTGGTCCTCGAAGAGGTGTGTCTTGACCTGGAAAACGAAGGTTACCAAGTACAACCGATTATTGTTCCAGCTGCAGGTGTCGGTGCTCCGCACAAAAGAGATAGAATCTGGATCGTGGCTTCTAAAAACACCAACAAAAATGGATGGGGAAGTTTCAAGCGGAAAATCCAATCCAGTTTCGGGGAACAGTGGGACCTTAGCACAGGAGATTATGAGTGGTTATCAACCGACGATGAAGAAGTTGGGGCTACTACCGACGCCAACAACACAGGAGATAGAACATCCGAACGCAATATTATCACCAACGGGTCGCAGAGTAGCGCGCAATGGGGAAACTCACAGCTTGAATCTGGCGGACATGGCGATAAGAGGAATGTTACCGACAGTAATGGCGAGAGATTTCAGGGGAGCGAGATCATTGGAAGCGTTGGAGAAATCGGGCAGAGGGAAAAACAATTCCCTCCCAGATTATTACGCACAAACTGGGAAGAGTTCCCAACTCAATCCCCGATTTGTACTGGAGATGATGGGCTTCCCAGCGAATTGGACGGAATTGCCGTTTCAAAATGGAAAAAACAAACAATAATGGCATCTGGTAATGCTATTGTTCCTAACATCGCATACAATATATTTCAAGTAATTCAACAAATGGATAAATTAACAGTATGAAAAAAATCATTGGCTTGTTTCTCATAACACTATTCTTTTCTTCTTGTAATCCCCGTTTGTATATTATTGGTAGTGGTATGAGATATCACAATCTTTCACAAAACAAATATCAACCCAGTAAACATAGAAAGAAAGTAAATGTTGGCTCAAGTCGATATTCACCAGTATGGTTTATACTAAGAAAATTTTAAAATAAAAAAATATGATTTACGTATCAATAGACATCGAGACATCAGGTCTTGACCACGAGAAACACAAAGTACTATCTATCGGTGCAATCATCGAAGATACTGAAAAGAAATTACCATTCGATGAGTGTCCCAAGTTCAACGCCATTGTTCTTCAAAATGATATTGTTGGTTCACCTAGAGCGTTGGATATGAACGCTGAAATCATTCACTATATGAGTGAGTATATGGAAGCAAACAAACACACTGAACTGCAAGCTGAATACAGAAGATTATCTGGGTATGAATTTTATAAGGAAGATGAAGTGGTTGCGGAATTTTATCGTTTCCTTTTTGGAAATGGATTTGGGTATGAATTAGGACCTGGTGATTTTGTTAACACCATTTATGGTGTTGATTATCCTGCGATAGGTGGTAAAACAAAACCAATTACATTAAATGTTGCGGGTAAGAACTTTGGAACCTTTGATAAATTATTCTTACAAGAACTTCCTTGGTGGCAGAAGTTAATTCGTACTCGTCAAAGAGTATTAGACCCAGCAATTTTAATGGTTGATTGGAAGAATGATACGTCATTACCAAACTTAATGACTTGTAAAGAACGTGCTGATATTCAAGGCATTGTGACACATAATGCATTGGAAGATGCTTGGGATGTTATTGAGGTTCTAAGAAAATTTTATTAATAATAATATTTTTTTTGTTTTTAATAAAAAAATAATAATTTTACACCATAAACAAATTTAATTATGCAACAAGTAACATTAAACAAAAACAGTTGGCACTACAAGTATTATTCTACAGTCGTAGGTGATTACGCACCAAAATCTTTATGTCCATATTTCTGGACTATGGTTATTTTAATCATATTATCTCCACTTTTTCTTATTGTAATAGGGTCAATAAAATTTATGGATAAACTCATTAATTTTTTTGATAAAATAACAATCATTAAAAGTAAAAAAGAAGTAAGAGAGGTTAAAATAAAAACCGAACAAGAGTGGGATGTGTGGTTTGATGAACAAGAAAAAATAGCATTAGCAAAGAGAAAAAGATGGGATAATATATCACATAAATTTTCGTTAGTATTTGGATGGGTTATAGTTCCATTAATATTTGCCTGTGCGATTTGGCAGGGTTACAATTTAATTGTAAAGCACGGTATAGTACCAATTATAGTTGTTCTTTTAATTATATTAGTATTTGTTGGCGTTATATGGGGGTTCATCTGGGTTGCAAATACATATGCGAACAAAACTGGTAAACATTTAATGACATTTTTTAAGTTTATAAATCCACTCAGATTTAAATTCGTACAAATCATTGGTGAAATGATTAAAGCGTGGTATACTAAAGCGTGCCCATTAATTACTTGGGAAGGTAAAAGTCAGGACGAATTAAATTTTATTGGCAATGACTAAATTTTTTGAATACAAAGAAGTTAAGCACGTTGATTATATCAAGATTGACGAGATGAATTTATTGGGTCGAGAAGGATGGGAACTTATTTTATGTGATGCTGGTTCGTATATCTTTAAAAGAGAAATCACAGACACACTAAAAAATGATCCATGGGGTGATATTGGTATAGAAAAAAATAAACCATTTCAATATGAATAAGCGAAACTACGATGGTGTTGATTGTGCCTGTGGATTTTTTACAATGTCCGCAATTATTTTAACAATCATAAAAATGAATTTCTATGATGAGTTATCTTGGTGGACTGTTACACTACCAATCTGGGGACCAACTGTTTTAGTTAGTTCAGTTGTTCTTTATTTTTATTGTTTAACAAAACTAAGTGATTTAGCTAAAAGGGAATATAAGATAAAAAACAATGGGAATTAATTACTATCGCATACCAACACACGAGGAGATGGAAGCTCGTAAACAAACCTTAATTGGTTTTATAACTAATCTTGAACTATCTCCCGAGAATATTGAAGGTGGGTTTAAATTAATCAGTCCAAGAAAAGAATGGGAATGGTTTTCACCCTGGGATATGTTTTTAGAAGATACCAATATACATCTAGGTAAGAGAAGTGCTGGTTGGAAATTCTGTTGGAATTTTCATAAAGATAAACACTATCATGATAAAGAAAGTTTATTGGAGTTCATTCGTTCTGGTAGAGTTGTTGATGAATATGGTGAAGAACAAAATGTTGAGGAGTTCATTACGATGGCACTTGAATGGGGTCAACCAGATGGTTGGGTTGTAAATGAAATTTATCGTTTAAAAGAAAGGGCTAAAGGTCATGGTTCTTATTGGACCGATAATGAGAAATATGATGATTTAATGATTGATGGGTTAAGAGTTTCATCAGCAACAGATTTTTGTTAAAAATATTTTTTTTGATTAATGATAAAGATAGATAAAGATATAAAAGTTTGGATAACATCCGACACGCATTATTCACACAAGAATATTTGTAGAGGAACAACTAACTGGAGATTACCTGATGGTTCAAAACCAGAAGAACAAACACGCCCATTTGAGACCATTGATAAAATGAATGCAGCAATCGTCAACAACATTAATAGTGTTGTTGGTCAAGACGATGTGCTAATACATTTAGGTGATTGGTCCTTTGGTGGGTTTGAAAACATCGAGGAATTCTATCATAGATTAATCTGTAAGAATATTCATTTAATATTGGGTAACCACGACCATCACATCGATAGAAATAGGTCCGATATAAAGAAATTATTTACTAGTGTTAGTTGGTTCGAGCAATTCGAATACCAAGGTGAAACACTTGAGTGTATGCATTATCCAATTAGTTCTTGGAACGCGCTTAGAAAGGGTAGAATACACCTTCACGGTCATTGTCATCTACCTAACCATCTAAAGATAAGTAATGGTAGGAGAATGGACGTTGGTTTAGATGGTCATCTAGAGTTCCGACCATATGATTTGCATCGTGAGGTAATCAATCCATTAAAGAGATTACAGATAGGATCTGAGTTAGGTGCATTAGACCACCATATCGATTTATTAGGACACGAGAAACAATGAGAGAGTTCCCCAAACCATTAGCCAATATTATGGCTATTTTGGCTGCGTTTACATTAGGTGGATATGTTACCCAAGAGTATATGTTCAACCAACCAGTTGAGGTGTCCCGCTACGTATTAACATTTGTATTCGGGTTTATATTTTATTTGTACGCAAACAAAGAGTCCTGATATTTATTGGTATGAAATTAATTATCACAGAATCCCAACTATCATTAATCCAAGAATCATCCTACAATGGTTTGTTCGAGGGTGATAGTATCCGTGTAGCATCATTTCATAGAAGAAAGATGCCAAAAGCGGTTGAAAAGAACGTATTAGCATCTATTTCAAAGCAGGTCCCAGGTAACGCAACCTCATTTAAATTAAGGGCCGGTGAATACAATGATCTCGAAATTAATTTATTCGGACAATTATTAGTATTTTTAAGGGGAGATTATTAATCCATTTGTTTTTCTGGGCTTTTTTATGTATATTTGAGTATCTAAACTTAAAATATGCAAAACACACAAGTGCTTATCAGTCCCTACGTATTTCCAGGTTTAAAACTTAACGGATTATCCAAAAAACAGTTTGCATTTCTTAAAAAAGCCGTCGTAACAATTACGAGGGAAGAAATTGTTAACATCGTATTAGAAGGATGTGAAGTTACATTAGAACAATTGGTTTCCAGATGTCGTGAACGCGATATTGTTGACGCAAGAAAAATAACCTGCAAAGTTTTAAAAACAAAGTTTAACTATTCATTAAAATCTATCGGTGATTTTATTGGTGGTAGAGATCACACAACTGTGATTCATTCTATCACTGAGTTTGATTCATTGTATAGTAACAATGATGCGTTTAAAGCAAAGGCGGATAGAATTCTTGACAAGGTTGGTATTGAGATTAGATAAAAATAAAAGTTAGTATAATGTAAAATTACGCATGCAAACAAAAATGATTAAAGTACATCTTAAAGATGGTAAAATTTGTACAGATTTATTTGAAACCCCATCACAAGCAATAAAAAAATACGGCATAACAAACATCGCGAAACTAGAAGAAGTTAATGATAAAAAACTTATCATCACTAAACCTAGAGATTCGCAAATCATTTTAGAAGTTAGCAAGCGAACCGAAGAAGATTTAAAGTTATCTAAAGAATGTGGTTACACATTAGCATATACCAAACCATCAATGGATAAAATCTATAGCGGTATGGTGTTTGTTGAATCATCTGATAAAAATGTGTTGGTATCAGAATTCCAACGCTTAGAGAAGTTCGATAAACTAGTACATTATCACTGGAAGAACATTGGTTACAAGCCGGCTAAAACTTGGAAGGTTGCTTTGTATCATAAGAATGCGAAGTTAATCACTAAAGAAGAAGCGGAGAAACAATATGGTAAATTAACTAACACCATCGGTGGTATTGGTTACATCAATAGAACAAAGGCAAAGTAATATGAAAATATTAAACCTATATGCTGGCATCGGCGGAAACAGAAAACTCTGGGGTGATGAACATCAAGTAACTGCGGTTGAATTAAACCCTTTGATGGCAAACATTTACAAGGATTTGTTTCCGAATGATGAATTGGTTATTGGAGATGCTCACGAATATTTGCGTTTACATTATAAAGAATTTGATTTTATCTGGACATCTCCGCCATGTCAAAGTCACTCATCATTTCGCCATAACATATGTGTTCGCTTTAGAGGAACCGAAGCTCATTACCCTGACATGAAATTGTACGAGGAGATTATATTCCTTAAACATCATGCACAGGGATTATGGGTTGTTGAGAATGTTAAACCATACTATGAACCGCTTATCAAAGGTAATCTTATTCAGCGACATTTGTTCTGGAGTAATTTTGATATCCCAAATATTGAAATGAAGAAGGATGTAATTAGAAAAGCACAGATACCCGACCTAGAGAAGCATCATGGTTATGATTTATCAATGTACAAGTTACCGAATAAACGTCAAGTGTTAAGGAACTGTGTATACCCAGAACTAGGTAAGCACGTATTTGATTCAGCACTTGTTAAAACCGTGGAAAATGTTACCCAAGCGTAAAAGATTTTTCTTTCACTATTTTAAACAACGTAATTGTATGAGTATTCACTTTGATAAAAAATGCACACAGGTAGATGACGTTATATGTTTTGTTCCGACCGAAACAAAATGGAATAAAACACAACCTCATTTAGTTTTGCGTGGGTTTGCACATTCAGTTGAGATTATTCAAGAAGATAACCATACAGTTGCTCACATCCGTTAATACTTTTATATGAAAAGCAAAACAAAAAAACAAAAACCGAAGGTAGAACCAATTAATCCAATTAATTATTCTCATAGAATAAAACTTATGGATCAGTTGCTGATGGATATCGCAATGATGAAAAAACAAAAAAGATGAAAAAGTTAATTATATTTTTAATGTTATTGGGAGTGGTAACATTAGAGGCAAAACCAAAGTATCGAATAGAAACTTGGTATTTGAATGGACAAAAACAATACTTAGCACAAAGAAAAGTTTGGGCTAGTACAAATTATTTCCCATTACCCTATAAAATATGGGTATCTGGGGCTTACCCTTTTAATTATCAATCACAAGCTGAAGATGTTATTAGAAATTGGGAAGAAAACGAACAAAATAGAAAAAAAAATAAAAAATCTGAATTTATTTATATGAATTAAAAATTCAGTACTTATACTGAATTTATTTCAAAATATTTTGTATATTTTTGTGATATAAAAAGTAAATATTATGACTAACACACAATCACACGCGGAAAAAGAATTAGAAATTCTAGCTGATAACACACCAGACGCTGTTATATTGGAATTTAAGGATGAACTATTGGCGTTGTGTGAAAAGTTTGGTAACAGTGGGCAAAGCGGTGGATCTGCGCCGTATGTTGCTGGAGCATTATCTTCTGCGGTAAAGAAGTTATGCTTACAACAAACCATCGCGCCATTAACTGGTGAAGATAGTGAATGGTGTGATGTTACTGAGCAAAGTAATGGTGAAATGTTATATCAGAACAAAAGAAACTCCGCAGTATTCAAAGATGAACAAGGTGTATGGTATCTAGATGCAATTGTATGGTGTGCTGATACACCTGGTGATAGCGGAAACAATTGGGACAACTTCAGTGGTACTGTTGAAGGCATTAAAAGTAGAGGTTACATTAAAGAGTTTCCATTTGAACCTAAAACGTTTCGTATCAACGTAACAAGAGAGATGCTTCCATCTGATTGGGACCAAGAACCATTTTATCAAGATAGTGATTATTATATCACATCTGAGTTTGAGGAAACTGGTATAAGGAGATGGATTCCAGGTGACAAATATCGTTATATCATTAAAGATATGAAGCAATTGGATGAAGTATTTGAATACTATCAAAAGAAATAACTATGGAAATTAATAATAAGATATTTTACTTTAGTATTAAGAAAGCCAAGGACTGTTTGTTTTCTAGAAGAAACGGCTATCAAGGTATATTATTGTTTGGGTATTCAATCTTTCTTAGTATCAAATATATCGAACAAAGAAAAACTGATAAGCGTTTTAATGCTGCGGTGATAGAACCATTATCAAAAAAGATACAAGAAGAAATAGACAGACAGGTAGTTGAAGAAGTAACTAACTTAGCTATTCAATATAAAAGATATGTGGAGCATTGGGGTGATCCTATTGACCCTATTAATTATAAGTTATATAGTATGGAAACGGACATGCCATGCTTTCATACTGAGAATAGATTATTCACTATAAAGGAGTTTGAATGCCAGCGCTTCAGTAATAAAGCATTTAGAGAGATGTGGGAATTAAAATGATAACCAATGAAAACAGCAGTACAGTGGTTAAAAGAACAATATATTGACCGTGGTGAAACAATACCATCAGGTGTATTCCAAGAAGCACTTGAAAAAGAAAAAGAGCAGATAATAGATGCGGCAAAGTCCTGTAATTATATTGGTGGTGCAACAAATATAGAAGCCGAAGAATACTACAACCAAACCTATAACCAAAACAAATAACCTATGACACCTAAAGAAGAAGCGAGAAAGGTAACTCTTAAAAACTTAAAAGGGATCAGAGATAGTACTTCGCTAGAAACCAGTATAAGAATCGGCATATCAATGGCTGATTATGATAACTGGGACAATGGTGATTACAATGGTGATAGAGATTTAATTAATAGACAGGTTGATATTGTTTTATCTAATATTGAAGAATGGGTAAAAAACAATTATATTAATCCAATAAGAAAAAAAGATGAACTATGATAAAACAATTTTTCAAGGATTTTCTGCTTGGCTTAAAAATTGCAGAGGAAAACCGTCACAAATGTCAAATAGGTAAAATATGATCTTCATTAAGAATAGGTTCAAGGATAGATGTCGATTAGGGATTGGCTCGAGCTTTATTTTTTCTGGGGATTATTGCACGGTGGTTAAAATGGGATATAATGGATTTAAGTACACCAATCAATCCAAACCCAATGCCGATTGCTATATGGAGTATCAATTTTATTTAAAAACCCCGTCTGCTGCCGGCAGACAATTAAATCGATAATAACATGAAAATTATTTCAACAATTGCATTAGTAGCGGTCGCAGGTTGTGTATTAACAGCAATCTATTGGGTTGTTAAAGAGTTACCAATACACAGAGACCTCGAAGAATAATATGAGAATTTTAATAACAGGGACAAATGGTTTTATTGGTAAAAATCTATTAAACGAACTTATAAATAACCATATAATTTTAGAAATAAATGAAGATTATTTTAATTTACCTAAATGGCATGATGAAATATTTCATTTATTAAAAGATTTTATTCCCGATGTTATATTTCACGTAGGTGCTTGTTCCAATACGTTGGAAACAGATGTTAATTACATGATGACCAGAAACTATGAATTTACTCGTTGTTTATCTGAATGGGCAAATGATATGGATAGTAAACTTATTTATTCATCATCCGCAGCTAATTACGGAACCAATGGTGTACATCCTTCTAACCTATATGGTTGGAGTAAGTATGTTGCGGAACAATTAGTAATTAAAAATGGTGGAATTGCTTTACGCTATTTTAATGTGTATGGTCCACTAGAACATAATAAAGGAAAGATGGCGTCAGTTGCATATCAAATGTTACAAAAACAAAAAGAAGGTTTGGATATTAAATTATTTCCACTTAAACCTAAACGAGATTTTGTTTACATAAAAGATATTATAAATGCCAACATATTTGCTATGGAAAATTATGAAGAAAATTCTGGTGATTGGTATGAAGTTGGTAGCGGTATTTCAAGAACTTTTGAAGATGTGCTAGATAATTTAAACATACAATACACATATCATGATGAAAAAGATATTCCTAATGGATATCAGTTCCATACTGAAAGTAAATCACATAAATGGATGTTTGGTTGGGAATCTAAATGGAATTTAGAAGACGGTCTTAAAGATTATATTTTTAACCTAAAAAATAAAAGATAATATGAAAACGCTATTTTTAATCTATTGGTTGCTAACAACCATCGCCGGTGTTTATTTGATTATTAAAACCCCACCAGATAGAAAATATCAGGATGATGAGTTTTCATTGCTGGATGTTATGGCGTGTATTTTTCCATGTGCATGTATCGCCTGGGCTGTGGTTCCAATGGTATTATTACACAAAGTTAAATTTAAAAGACCATAATAGTTTCATAATCAATTAATTGTGCTTTATTTAAAAATATTTTTGTGAAATCAAGAATATTTTTTAGTTTTGTGTTTTAAATTAAACAAAATGGATTATTTAGTTGATGGTTTAGGATTTGATACAGCAAAGGAACAATATTTTACTAACACCTATGCTTGGCAATATATTATCCCCGACGCAAAGAAATCAAAAACCTTTATTGGTAAATCGGGTATAACTAAATACGATGTTAATACTGCAATGGGTGAAGCTTCACCAACAAGAGGAAGACAATTTCATCAATTAGCGTTATGGGGTTATGAAGCTGATAGAAAATACATAAAGAAAGGAACAACACAAGAACAGGCGATTGAAATAGTGAAAAAAATGGACTATTTCTTCAAGGATGATATGGTTGAAATTGGTTGGAATTTAAGACACAATAAAGTAAGTAGAGAGATTGGAACAGAGTTTTATGAAGGTCCATCGGAAACGTGGTTAGAAACAATAAAACAAAAATGGAATGAAGCGTTCATTAAAGCAAATCAATTAGTTATAGGTGAAGTTGATGGACAGGATTTAGGTGATATGAGTGTGATGGGTAGTCAAGGTGTGGTTACCGAACAAATCAACGAGGTATTAAATAAACATAAGAAAGTAAGAGCAATCATTCCTTGTGGATATGGTAAAGGATTTTTAGAATTTAGAGGTGTATATAAATTTGATAAAGCAAAGAAAAATAAAATCATAGTTTATTATTGCCACAACATACCCGCAACAAAACAATTATCAGTTAAACACGCAGAATATTCTGACGGAACAATCTATCAAGGAACAATGAATAGATATGTTGTTTGTTCTGAAAAGAAATATGTTAAAGGACAAGCGAGTTTTGGTATTGAAAACTATTCTGCTACCGATGGAAAGTTAAAAGATATTATTAAAGAAGCGTTATTGTCTAAACAAAGAACGGCGTTTTATGTAAATAATAAAAGTGCTGGTGAGTTTAATGATACATTTAGAACTATTGCCAATCAAGTAAGATACACAAAAAAACCATTTGCGTTTATTGATGAGGAACAAGAGTTTTGTGGACACATCAGTTCAAGTAAAACTGATGCTATTTTAAATCCTATTGCTGAATATCAAGTATCATTTACCGCAACTGAAAGACAAAGAGGAACGGATAAAAATGAAGATAGAATTTATAATGATGATGTAGAACATTTTGGTGTGGTTGCGATTGAAATTACACCATCAGAAACGATTACCGAAGGAAGAAGTTGTCCGATACATTTTAAAACTATTGAGGTTTCTGAAAATCATCAACTAATGAGACAGATTGGTGTGAATGGTATTATTGAAAGTGTATTTGGTGATGAGACAAGTGCTGCTGTTAGAGGTAGAATGTTAAGAGCGATAGTTTGTTTAGTAAAATCAATTAAAGAAGAAGATAAAACACATCCTTTATTAGTCACCAGTTTAATTGTTGATACAGAGAACGCAATTATTTTAATCAATAAACTTATTGAACATGGTATTATACCTAATGACTATGTTGTTGTTAGAGGTTTGAGACAAGATGGGTTAGATGAAACAAAAAGATTTAATTTATTAGAGAAAGGTATTATGGTTGGTAGTCCTTGGTTGGTGACTGGTATTGACGCTCCTAACATTGATGCTCTTGTACCGACATATGATATGGGTAGTGAAATCACTGCAACACAATTTATCGGTAGAGGACAAAGACCCGTTGATGATAAAGAATTATCTGTTTATATTCCTATTGATCCAAGTGAAACATTTATACCATCAATGTTGCGTGTCGCTAATAATTTTATATTGGGTGAGAACTCACATAACATCGGTAGAAATACAATATTAGAAGAAGGTGAAGTTATACTTGGTTCAATTCAAAGAAGAAGAATAACATCTGATATTGATAGAGAGGTTAATATGAATGCGGCTTATAGAAATTATTGGGATAATATCTATAATGATTTAACCACTAATGAGATTGGAAGTGCAAGTGACTATTCACATTTTTTACCTTTTGAAGAGGCAAGAGAATATGTAAGGGGATTGGGAATAAAAACCTTAATTGAATATGAAGAATATTGTGTCTCAGGAAATAAACCAAATTTTATACCTTCAAATGCTTATAGAGTATATCAAAACGATTGGTTAAGTTGGGGAGATTTTCTTGGCACTAAACCTGGTTGGAAAGGAGAATATAAACCATTTGATGTGGCTCGTAAATATGTGTGGTCCTTGAATTTAAAAAACCAAGATGAATGGCAAAGATTTTCATCGTCAGGAGAAAGACCATTTGATATTCCAGCAAACCCTAAAAGTGTTTATGGAGAGGAATATATTTCAATGTACGATTGGTTGGGTACAAAAAAAGGTTGGATTGGTTATATGGATTATAATGAACTTGTTAAATATATTAAACCATTGAATATTAAAAGTAATAGTGAATGGAATGACTATTGGAAGAAAAATAAAAAACCTGATAACATTCCCGCTTGTCCACAAAACATATATAAAGAATGGGTTAGTTGGTATAAGTTTTTAGGTACTAAAGAAAAAGTTCCATATGTTTCATACAAAGAGGCACATAAAATTATATTAAAATTAAAACTTAAATCATTAAAAGAATGGGGAGTATGGAGTAAAACTAATAGACCTGATGGTATTCCATCTAACCCACAATTAATTTATAAGAATGATGGTTGGGAAAGTTGGGGTGTGTTTTTAGGAACGGGTGTGATTGCTGATAAGAATAAATCTTTCTTACCATATAAAAAAGCAAGAAAGGTTATACATTTAGTTGGGCTAAAAACTGCGGCGGAATGGAGAGAGTATTCTTCATCAAATAAAAGACCTTCTAATATTCCTGCGGCACCACAACAATATTATCAATCAACAAATGAATGGGTAAGTTGGGGTGATTGGTTAGGTAATGGTGGAATAAACAATAAAGATAAGTATTCAAAAAAAGAAATTGATTACGCAAAAAAATTACTTAAAAGTGGAATAACACAAGATGAGGTGAGAGAAAAAACAGGTATGTCAAGACATATGATGTGGAAATTAAGTAGTGAATTAAAAAAGAAATAAGGTTTTGTTTTGATGAGCAATCCTTGACCCTCGGCGAAAGTCGGGGGTTTTTACATTGAGCGGATATTTATAAACATGAAGTATATAATTTCCGAGGATCAATACAAGAAGATAGCCCAGAGCATTAGCGAGATGGGTGAGAACGATATCCATTTAAAGACGGTTATGGCTCACTACGATGCTGCGGACTTGGAAAGACAAATTGAAATGACCCATGTTATCACCGGAAAGAGGCGAGCCGACCGAAACCGGGTATACAACGCCCTCAGGGAGATGGGATATCTGGAGATTCTCGATGTCCAATATGAACTAAACATACTAGATATGGAATAACCTCACAAAAATGTGGGGTTATTTTTTTTTACAACATTATTTCCTTATATTAGTTTATGCATTTACAAAAGATATTGCTCGGGATATTATTCGGGTTATTGGGACAGATTGGTACCTTCATGCAGTTGCAGGGGTCGTATAAGTATGGTTGGTATGAGAAGTACTATTGGTGGGTTATCTTAGCGAGCGTTCCGCTTGGCTGGTTATATATAAAGTCGGTTAACTATTTCATTGAGGCGTTTGATGGTCAGATCTGGCCGTCCAGGTTGATTGGATTTGGCGTGGGAGTAATTGTATTCACCTTGATGTCCATATACCTGTTTAAAGAGCCCTTAAACATAAAGAATGGCATTTGCCTGGGTCTTGGATTCACAATCGTATTAATTCAACTATTTTATAAATGAGAAGGTTTAAAAAGATAGTAAAAGAATGGAATGAAGCCACAAATGCTGAGATTATCGAAGGAATCAGGGATAATTTCATCTTTGGCTTCCTAGGAGCCACCATTGTGGTGTTTATATCCACCAGAACCGACATAATGGTTCTCGCGGGGTATATCTCCTACTACTACTTCATGGGTAGAATCGTCAACCGACCGAAATATGTAACTTCGCTGGGTAAATTAATAGTATTCCCAATACCTTCAGCACTAGGAGCATTCGCAGGATATAAATTAGCATATATAATTCAAAATTTAATGACATGACAAAGCACTATTTAAACTTCTCTATTAAAGATATCAAAGGAGAAGTATGGAAAGATGTAATTGGGTACGAAGAACAATACTTAGTATCAAACAAAGGTAGAATAAAATCCAAGAGGTGTATTAGGATAATGAAGTTCGAATCCTTTGATGGTTATGTAAGGTTAAGAACCTTTAAGAAAGGAATCAAAAAGAACCTAAGGATACATAGAGCAGTGGCAATGGCGTTTATTTCAAACCCAAATAACCATGAACAAATAAATCATATCAATGGGATAAAGGATGATAACCGTGTAGAGAATCTAGAATGGTGTCGACCTCTAGATAATAGAAAACACGCCTCTGAAGTTCTCGGCTTCAAAAATGGAGATATAATGGTTGCACACCTCGACCGGAACGGAACTATACTAGGAGCATATAACACCTTAAATAAAGCCGCCGGACAGTCAGGCGCATCAAAGGCCACCATTCGCCGATCCTTATATAAAAAACTTCCGACCAGATACGGACATTCTTGGAAAAAAATGGTACTTTTGTAAAAAATAATGTTTTAAATCATGGTTCATCCTAGGGAATTGATTGCTGATATATTTGGAATAGATGATTCACTCTTTGAAGTTGGTGATAGATTAGAATATGAGGAAAATGCGTGGCGTAGATATATGTTTAACAAACCAATGGATGAAATAGGTGTTTATGTTCTTTATAAAGGCGACAAGATAGTTTATATTGGCTTTAGTAAACAACTTCATATAAGAATTCGAAGTCATTGTTATAATAAAAAAATACAATGGGATATTTTTGAAAAGTACCTAATAGGTTGTGCTCTAATGTCTAGATTCATAGAGGAAAACCTTATTATATACTATAAACCCACATATAATAACATTAGCAGACCTAATCATTTTATACATTAATTTCCGACCAGATACGGACACTCTTGGAGAAAAATTATACTAACATAATATATGGAAAAGAAACTAGGTAAAATACAATCAGTTAGATTTGGCCACGGAGGTTATCAGGATGCATGCATTGGTATATCTGTCACACTTGGTGATAGTTCTTGGAGTGTAGGTGATTTTAAAGGTACATGGGACCCTGAGATGGTTACCCGTAGCGAATATACCAAATGGACAGAAAAAGATAGAACAATAGGATTCGACGAGACCATGAGATTCGTTTCCAAACTTCTTAAAGAAGCGAAAGTTAATAGGGTGGAAAACCTAAAAGACATTCCAGTCGAAGTCACCCTTGATGGTATGCTCCTGAAAGAATGGAGAATACTAACCGAAGTGTTATAGCCATATTTATCAGAATGAAAGTAGAAGCATTATTCATTTCCGATGTTCACCTCGGGTCCAAAGGTTCCAACGCCGAAGGCGTTCTGGCGCTATTAAAGCAGTATGAACCGCAAACTTTATTCCTTGTTGGGGATATAATCGACGGCTGGCTCTTAAAAAGAAAGTTCCGTTGGCCACAATCTCACACCAATGTCATCAGGAAAATACTGTCCTATTCCAAAAATAACACTAAGGTAATATATATCCCGGGGAATCATGACGAATTCTTAAGGGAATATGGTGAATTCAGTTTTGGTAATCTGGAGGTGCATAATGAGTATATCTGGAACAATACATTCATTACCCACGGAGATTTATATGATGGCGTAGTTAAACTAAAGTGGTTAGGTATACTAGGTTCCGTCGGATATGATTTCGCCATAACCATCGACCGTACACTAAAATCGCTGGGGATGAAACGCTCTCTATCTAAATTCCTAAAGAGCAAGGTTAAAGAAGCCGTTAAATTCATTACCTCCTTTGAATATGAACTAATCCGCCAAGCAAAGAAACATAATTGCGATACCGTTATATGCGGTCATATACACCATCCAGACGATAGAATGGTCGATGGAGTAAGATACCTAAATTCCGGGGATTGGATTGAAAATAACTCCTATATCACTTATAACAATGGAAAATACCAAGTACATGAATATAAAGGATAAACTCACTATAGTGATTCCTTGTAAGAATGAAGAAAAATACATAGGGAGAACTATACTATCCATAGTAGAACAATATGGTATAAATGGTACAAAAGTAATCATAGCAGACGCTAACTCTACTGATAATACTAGGAATATACTATACGAACTAAAATATACCTATAAGGATATTATCAACATAGAAATAATAAATGGAGGTAAAGTCGCTTATGGTAGAAATAAAGGTTCTGATCTTGTAACTACCAAATACACACTATTCCTAGATGCTGATGTAGTTCTCCTGAATAGAGATATAATAAACAATAGCATATATAGAATGCAACATGAACACCTTCATCTTCTAACCTGTAAAATAAAGTCCATAGGTAAGGACATTAGAACCTCACTCGTATTCCATATCTTCAACCCCCTAAACAAAATCATCTCCACTAAAACCCCCTTCGCAATAGGGACTTTCTTCTTGACCAGAACTGATGAATTCAGAAAAAGAAATAAATTCGACGAGACACTTCAACACTCAGAAGATTACGCCCTGTCAAAAACCTACAACCCCGCCAACTTTAGAATATCAAAATACTATGTAGGTCAAGACGATAGAAGATTCAAAAAAATGGGATACCTAGGTATGCTTAAACTAGTAATCCTAAACTATATCCATAGAGATAATCCAGACCATTATAGAAAAGACGTTAACTACTGGGACTAAATTCCTAGTATACTCCAGGTCTTAGCGAGGTCGACCGAAAGGTCGAGCGAGCATATTACTATGACATATCGACCGGATAAATTTTACCCCTATTTTTATTGCGTTTTTAGTACTAATATCCATACCTTTTTATCGTACTCATATTTTATGTATGATTGTATGACAAAATGGCTATATTTCCATATATCTGTATTACAAAATGGAAAAGTGGGAAAAAATGTTAATAAGTGGGAAGCTCTGGGGATTGACCCTTGCGTGACTCACGACCCACTTTCTAAAAATTTCCAGAAATGAGTACACTCGCTCGACCTTTCGGTCGACCTCGTTGGCGGCCCGAGTCATACAAATTTTTTCTGAAAGGCGCAAATTAAGTTATCCACATCTATACGGGTCATACAACCGGGTCAAGCGAGGACCGTCAGGTCCGAGCGTAATAGCCGGTCGACAGGTAGTACATTAATTGCTCGCCCTGAGGGGCTCGCTTCCGCCCGGCGTCATACGGCTGGGTTTTATGATGCGGATCTTATGAAGCGTTCTTCTTTCGACCGGAAACAAAAAACCCGGTCATACAACCGGGTCAAGCGAGGGACTCGAAGAGTCCCGAGCGAATAAGGTAATACGACCGGATTAATTTATATCTATGTTGTAGGTAAATCTTTTAGCGTTATGTGTAAATGTGATACGAAGAGTATCTACTGGCGAGGTTGTGTGATGCTCGAAGTATGACGTGATATAATTTGCTATGGGCTTACAGTATTCGCGTTCGAATTCTGGAGAGTCGATTAAGCCGTGCCAGCCGTCAACAGAATAGTGATCCTTAAGGCCGGTCATGAACGGGGAATCGCCTAGGAGTATTACGCGTACTTCTATATGGATTTGAATATCCAGGACGCCGGCGTCAGACAGGAAGGCGTTAGATCCAGTTCCCTTTAGTCGTTTTATACTAGTGCTCATAACTGGGGAGCATCCGAAGATTACTTTTTGGGACATGTCCATTCCCGCATACGTCAGGAAGTCGGCGATGTCCATCTCTATGCGACCGGCTTTCTTTGAGAAGTTATCTAGCGCCTTCTGAACCTTAGCCATTTTTTTATTCCTGGACTCGTTGAACGCTTTAAGGTCATACGCATGTATTGTGGCGTTAACAACTAAGGGCGCGTTCTCTATCAGGAAGTCGAAACCTCTCAGTGGAGGAGACGTAAGCGAAACTATTAAATTTTCCTCGTGTCCGAAAGCGTCTATCCATATTTTTGTTATATACAGGTGGATTGCTTCTATGTCCTTGATGTCATACTTGGTAAGAAGGATTTTCTTTATATTCTCCACGGCGGAAATTATCAGGGATCCGTCGATGAGGTCCGGTTCGTTTAACAGTGTAAGTATTACGCCGTACCCGTAGGTATTAGCTGTAACATACATTCTATAATTGTAGGGACCGTCTTCGAATGCTTTCCCGCGGGTGTATTTGTCTAGAAGGTTAGTTACTTCCGAACTATCTAATTTGTTTGCCATAGTAATAAATATAAATAAAAAGGGAGTTCTACATGTGCAGAACCCCCAGTTTACTAACCAAAAACGAATGTTACTTCTTGAGGATCTCGTTACGGTATTGCACCGCAGCTCTCTTTGAAGTTAAGTTTTTTGAGTAACGACTACCATCTTTGATCACACGTACTCTGTAGCTGGTGCCGTCAAAGTAGATGTTAGGTCCCACTGATGCGTAAGTTGTTACTGGTTGTTTCTTTTTTGCTGTTCTTTTAGTAGCCATAATATTTGAGTTTATGAACTAATATAACTAAAAGAATCCAAAAAAAGAAGGGGATGTAAAATATTTTTTGGGCATTTCTGCCGGTCGTCTCAGTCGCTCACCCTGACGGGCTCGCTGTGCTGGAATTCCTGCCGGACCAGCACGTCATGGATTCTTGCCAGTTCCGTGGTGGTTACTGTATCCAGGGCGATAGTGAAGTATACCTCCCAGTCGTGTGATACACAGTGGATGTCTCCATCAGTGTTAATGCTGACGGCTAGGTATGACGCACGGGCGTTGGGATCACCCTCAGTGCGAAGCACCACGTCCGTCTTGTCGAAGACGAATTGACTTCCTTCATTGTATGACGACAGGGTTATATGGATATCCTTTATCACCTCCGACCTGAAGCCGGCTACAAGCGCCTGGAGTTTGTCTGCTGCTGGGTTATTTTCCATTTTAATTATTTAGGATTAATTCGCGAATCCTCTTAGCGTCTGAGCTGGAGAAGTTCGTCGCAATGATGTTTGGGTGACCTTGAGCGTGGATGACGATATCACATCCGATAACATTATCAATAATGTCGACGCTGGTAATGCTAGCGCGCTTCACCTGCGTGCTGTCGACGCCAATTAGCACGCTGTTGCGCCGGCGCCAGGTTACTATGTCACTGGTGATAGTTATCCTGTGAGGAGTGAGTACTGGTCCCATCCTGGTTATGCTAGAAGAGAACTCCTCGTTTATTACCCGAGGAGTTTCTCTTTCCATTGCTTCAACATCTTCTCTAGTCATATGCAAATAAAGGTTTTTTTTATGATATTACAAAACTACTCTTCTCCAATTTCGTTCTGATTTTTTTGAACTTCAAGCCGACAACCACATTGCCCTCATCTAGGTAACGCATATCGTACGCGTCCCCGTCGATAACCTGGCGTCCCCAAAACTTCTCAGGTACCTGCTCGAATACCACTGCGACCCTGATATTATTTTCCAGCGCTAGAATCGCTTTGTCTAGATTCGTCCCGCTGTAGCTAAATGTAAGATCATAGTTAGGGTACTTCTGAATCAACTTAATACGGTTGTCCACCTTAGTGTAGTCGTAAAACTGGATATCTGGAAATATCTGAAGTATGTTTTTCCCGCCAGTGTTAAACTGCTCCGGGTTAAGGTCACTAGTGCCGTTCAGGCGAACGCTGTAACGCATGCCGGCTTTTTCTGCTTTACGTGCGCCGGCTGCTATTTCGTCAACCAGCCACGCCATGAAGAAGTCGCGCTGCTCAAAGAACAATTTCGTCTTCTTAATTCGAGCTGCGTTAATAATATTCTTAGTATCGATACGGTTGTGTCCTGATTCGTTCAGGCATAGGCGCGTGCATTCGTCGCTTCTCATCGGACAAACTTCATACCCGGACATGTCGGCCGGAGCCAGATATAAGATGTAGGTCATTTCGTTATACTTAAGACCTTTAGCCATTTTGGACGAAGTCGCGACTCCACCTAGGTATGACAAACCAGTTAATTTCTTCGCTTGAGTTTGATTTAAGTACTGCATATGCTTTTGGTTTAAATGTGATACGAAGTTAAGAATTTTTTATTAATATCAATAAATATTTTTTTAAAAAAACTCCCGCAGGAAATATTCCCGCAGGAGTAATACACTATAAACCTAAAAAGCACTCTCTAATGATTCGATAAATTGTCTTTGCGTGTTGGTAATACCGAAGTCGATATTGATCGCCACGATTTGTTTATGGGACTTCCAAACAGAAACATCATACATCCCATCACCTATTCCGCTGCTGGATACCACGCCACCGTCATACGCCCCCCAAGAGTTCTCACTCAAAGTGAAGCGGCACATCTTCTCATACCACGAGTCGCCTGGATCATCGTTATATGAAATCGTGAAGTCGATATCTGGCGCCTGGATTGTTGCTGCTACATCTGGATTCCTGTATGACGCCATATCAAAGATGCCGGCCTGTCCAGAATCCACTCCGATAGATGCGTGTTTATACCAGCGCTTCTTGGCGCCAACGAAGTCCTGATGCACGGCGATAAGCCCAGTACATCTTGTTCCCCAGTCGCCAAGATCGGATATAACCGCCTGGACATAGTATGTGCCTGGGAGAACATTTGTAATAACTGACTGACACCAGGTGTCAAGTTTGTAGCAAGGATCGCTGACCATTACCACATTCGAAAGGGTGATAGTTTTCATTTGTTTTCGTTTTTGATTTATGCAAAGATAATTAAATTCTTGAAATCAAGAAATATTTTTTAAAAATGCTCTGTACCTGTATGACGAGATTCTGTATACAGCTCGTAGTTATTCAGTTCCGCTATGAAGTTATCCAAGTCCAGTTTAATGGTTCCTTCGGCCCCACCGTCATTGAAGTCGGCTGGACTATTATCTAAACAATACCAGAGGAACTCATCTGCAATATTCACTACTTCCGTGTAGTCAATGTCGACACTATTCTTATCGCCGTCATACGCATCCACGCTGTTGAACGAATCAAATGAATCACCGCTACCGTAATAGCCAACTTCGATAATTGAAACTGTTGGGAACGCTTCTTTAAGCGCGTTAAATGTACTTCTTTTGTCTACTGCCATTTTTTTAGAATTTAAAGGGTTAATCAATATAAATTGTGGTTTTTTTACGAACCATTAGTTCAGTTTCTCTATCAACTGTAATACCTTCTGGGAAGCGCAACTTCGCTGATGACGGCGCTTCACCTAAACCGTTATTCATCCATGACTTCACCTGCAAGTTCTCAATCCAGTCCTGCGGGGTAGGAATATACTTCATGTGGTAATCTTCCAGAATATGCAGTTCGCATATATCCTTAACGCTCACCAGACGACCAGCAGAGTTTGTTATATACTCACCGTACAGTTCAATCATTACTTCAAAGATGAAGAACATATTGTGCGTTAGTATCCTGTGCCTGTTATCAGGAAAGTACTTCTTGCTGCAATCCATCTTGGCGTGAAGTGCAACATAATCTTCTGCTGTGCCACCCCAGCGCTTCGCCGAGGATGTTGCGTGAATTAAAGGTGTAGCCATGTTTTTATTTTTTTGTAAAAGTAATAAAATATTTGGAATTACAAGATGTCAACAGTTAATTCTTTTCTTCTTTTGGTCCAGGCATCCTGTGCCTTACGCACAGCGTTCTCCTGGACTGCCGCATTCCTGGGATCAATACTGTCGACATTCCCCAGGGTAATACGAATCCTCGCCTGTTTATCCCAGTTCCTGATTTTGAACTTCACCTCTGCCAGCCAGTAGTGAGCGTTCCTGTCTTTATAATATTGCTTATATAGAACCATGTCATCAAATCTCAATCTGGAAATCATCCTGTCGCTTTCCAGCAGATCCACCAGATACTGTTTCTGGCGGATCTCTGTTTTCAAATTATCAATGTAGTCGTTTGTGTGTTTGCTCATCTTGTTTTATTGGAAGATATGACTGTCGGCTCCGCGCTTCATATCCAGTTTGGTTAATTGTTCGTAGTAATAATCGTACCAGTCGTCAAAGACATCCTGCGCTTGTTCCGTGTATCTGGTATCCCCAGAATCCTCATCTTCTACATATAAGGAATCTTCGCTGTCATACTCGCCACGAACCACTAGTTCAAGTTTTGTTGCGGCTTCCGCCAGATTGCTGGCTGCTTCTACTTCGTTGATATAAATCATTGTACTTCGAATGTTTGGTTAAAAAATTCTTCGCTTACTATTTTGCGAACCTTATCAATGCCGGCAGGAGAACCGACCAGTTTGCCGTTCTTCTTGGTGAATACTTCTGCTTCCGCCGGCCAGCCGTATACACCGCCATCCTTTACGAAGCGTAATACCTGCGAGAAGAATTCCTCGTTTGCTTCTATTTTATATTTCTCCATTTGCCAATTTTTTAGAAGCCACAAAATCGTAGAACTTAATTTCGTCATACGCACCCATATCAATTTCATCATTGTCGTCTAAATGAACTGTCTGTCCTTCCACCGCCAAGTTTTCTGGGAGGTATCCAGCGCCTTCAAGTAAACTCTCCGCCGTGATGGAGAAGGTTCCTTCGGTTGACAACTCTCCGATAACACCATAGGTGTAAACGAAATCTTTAATGATGTCATAATCAAAAAACCAATTCATAAATGCTTCTCTGTCGATGTATAAGATTTTCTTTTCCATAAGTTTTTAATTTTAAGGTTTATTTGTCCAAATAATTTCGCCGGTAGCACCAGCAATGTAAAGTTCCTCCGTTGCTTCGCCTCCGTTTTCATCAGGGCTAATTTGTTCAGCAGTTTCAAACAGAGTATCCCAATCGTCGCTTAATGTGTCACTACTATTGGTATTACACATCTCAATTACTTTCGCCTTTGCTTCTTTCAAAGTTTTGGCTTCGATTACAAAATTGTTTCTATACCAAATGGTATGTTTTTGGTCGAGGTGAAATTCAAATTCTGCCATTGTTATTGTTTTTAGGTTTTAAAAATGTTTTGTAAAATTAAGAATTTTTTATTGAATAGTGATAATCCTGATAAAGATATTTTCCTGATTAATTTGATCCGAGTTAAACGCCTGCTGGAAGCCGGCTGTCGACCAGATCAATCCCTGCGCTTCTGCTTCTTTAACCCATTCATCATCTGTTGCGTCCAGAATGGATTTGGTTCCCAGATCAATAGTCGCATACTCATCGTTTGGATGGATTCCATACACGCGTGTATTGTCCAGCAGCGATGCTGCGTGTCTTTTCAGTACTGGTTTAAACACGGCCGAATCCAGCAGCGTCATGTCCAGCGGCAGTTCATCATTAACAGCAAGCTCAATTAAGGTTTGTCTTAATTCTAATGCAGCACTAAAATCTGCGATTGAGGTTTGAAATATATTATCCATAAAAGTTTTGTTAAGCCCGCCATCATGTCGACGGCGGGCGGGATGAATTAAAATGATATAATTGTGAATGGTACCGGCGGGTTTGATTTCAACTCAACGAAGGTTGGTTTAATCTTTTTGATGTCGGTCTTAACCGAACAATTCTCGCCTTCAATAGTGGAGCCATAAAGAATCCCGCTTCCGTAGAAGGTACGACCGAATAATTTGAATCCAAAGTCCGTGCCGTTAAGCATACCTTCTTCATCAACGTAAAGGGTATCGCCGTTGTTGTCGTCGTAATACCCGACCTGAATCATCTCAACGTTCAGGGCTGTGTATGTAGCACCCAAGTCGCCTGTGGTGTTAATCATACTAACTTCTTTGTTTCTAGCATCAATTAAAATCGCTTTCATAATTAATGAATTTTAAAGGACAGGTAATACGCCATCCGAGTTATAAAATAAAACACCACCATCGTTGCCTTCATCATCACAGGATAGTATACAACTAGTCCCATCATTAAGGAAAAAGCAAACAGGTCGCTTGTACCATCCCATCATTTCCATTTCCTCATCATTAAGATAACGAACTTCCACGATGGTTTTACCTTGTAATACTTTTTTAGCTACATTAGTCCAATGCGTGCTAACATCTTCTTTTGTTTTTAACTTTGCCATAATAAAAATTTGTTTTGGTTTATGGGTGTAAAATTAACCAAACAATTGGAATAAAAAAATTTCAAACCAATTATTTTAAAAAAAGATTTATGCTAGTCCAAAAACAATAATACGTTCAACTGTGTAACCCCAATTATCTAGGTAGGTGAAAAGGTATTCATCATTTTCAACCAGGTCAACTTGCGTAAAGTCCTGGGCATCGTACCCCTCGCCCATGATCATTTCCCATTTAGGATACAACACATTTACCGTGTGGTTTTTTAATGCTGCTAGTGTAAAGTGATTAACCGGTTCAAGTGGATCATCCTTGTCGCTTAATTTGTAAATGATCGCCTTGATCAACTTTCTATGCTCAGGTGTATTACCAGTATATTTTTTTGTGTTATTCTTCTGCATAATAAAATTGTGGTTAACCTATACACCACAAGGTTCGGGGATTATTTTAATAAGAGATTAATTAACGCCTGATACGGGGTTTCTGACCGCACCTCGCAAGGTTTTGTGTTACCTTGAAAATAGGGCGTGGGTTCTTTATACATTGAACCAACTTTAAACATCTCTGCCCATTCATTGAATGTTAATGGGCTTTCGAATTTACTTGTTTTACACCTCAATTTGTTTTCTTGATTTTCCATCTTGATTAAATTAATTGTTTTAAATTAAAATACGGGTTCTTCTTGTAACCTTGCGAATTGATATGCTAATGCAATGATTCGTAAGTTCTTTACTACATCCGCGTCTGCTCTGCTGACTGCTTGGAATAGATTGTTTGACGCTACTGCCTCCACAAAACTTCCGCCTTGTAATACCTTGTCCCTAGTCATCATTGCTGATGCCATAACGTGGATGATGTGGTCGTTAGGTTCTTCGCCATAAGATTTAGCAAATGCTTTTGCTCTTGTTTGATACTGCTCGATGATGTTTACTTCACTCATAAGATTTATTTTTTTGTAAAATTAAGGATATTTTTTTAAAACACAAAAAGGGTAGTGAGCATAAGCCCACCACCCGATTTATTATTCACCAACCACTTCTTCTTCAACTTCGTTGTACTCTTGAAACACGACTTCAACTGCATCCTTCAATTCCCTTCTCAAATCTTTCACATCAATATCCATCTCGATTTGTTTGCCCCATCCGATAGATAATTCCACCACATCATCAAAGTCAAAGTTGTCAACAACTGATTCAATGCTTTCATTAATCTTCCTTTCAATCGCCTCAAACAATTCAACATTGTCAGGCGTGCTTGATGCGGTTTCATCTTCTAGTCCGCCAACTGCGTCTAGGATATGTGCGAATATAATCTGCACATCTTCTTTACTGAATAGAGATGGGAATGCTGTGTCAACCAACTCTGTTTTTACTTGCTCGATTTTTGCGAAAACTTCGTTTCTTTTCATTTTTTAATTTTTTAAATGATGAATAATATACTGCAAAGATAAGGGAATGTTTGGAATAAAATACACCCTACAAAAAATAATTTGTTAAAATTCTGTTAAAGCATTCCCGTCCATATTTTTTCGTCTGGGACGAATGTGATCTGCTTGTCCGGGGAAACCACCAGCCAGTCCAGAGCATCCTGGATGATCATTTCCAGTTCTGGTGGCCCAACCTGGTTAAACGGCCAATCCCGGACATACGCTTTACCTTCTCCCAGTTCATCCCAGATCCCGTCTGGATCTGTTTCCCTGGTAATCCTATTCTGGTAGTAAGTTGTAACCAGGTTCATCCCGTTATGGTGTGTTGCTGCAACTCCGCCGTCTTCCACCAGAATAACGTACTCGTCGTTGTCTTCTTTGATAACTCTAAATTTAATTTTCATTTAGTTCTGTTTTATATGAGTTGAACAATTTAATAATTTCTTCTAAATCTTTTTCTGTAACATACGGATATTTTTCACGCAGTTGTTCTTCTGTCCATTCTTCCTCCACCATCCATTCAATATCCGATTCAAGGTAACCATCCCAAAAGTAGTCGGGCTGATAGCGATAAACACCCTCAGGATATGTTAAGTCATTTTCTTCCACCCACGAACCATCTATCGCCACACCAACAAAGAAAAAGTCATTGCCACCTTCCTCGCCTTCGACCTCAACCCTGACGTCATATATTGCACTCAGGGACGCATAGAAAGGTAATGGAGGACTCCACGGCGTCGTAAAGGTCGTTGATAGTTCTGCTGTCCCATCTTCGTTATCAACAAAGGTGGCATTCTCTAAAAACTCACTCTTGTCGATATCCGACCGACAGCCGAAATTATTTAGATTGAATGACCATCTGTCTTCGTCCGCACAGCACTGCACGTTTATTAGAAGACCGAAGATTCCCTCGTCATCCCCAGCCAGTTCGATGATGCTGAAAATTCTTTTAACGGACTCAATATCGCCCGTGATTGATGCATAGTTGCCACAATAGTTAGCCATAGCGTTTATGATTTAGTTCGACAGCAAAATTAGATATTAATTTGGAATAAACAATACCCATACAAAAATAATTTTCCCTGGGGGAATTCTGATCCCGCTGGCTGGTGAAAAAAAACCCTGGGAGGTATTCTGGATCAGATCACCTGGCTGGTGAATGACTACTGGTTCCAGGATCAGATCACCTGGCTGGTTCTGGGGCATAAAAAAACTGGGATGCTAAATTAATAACACCCCAGTAACGAACAAATAGAACTATACTAACCCATTAAACCTTTAATCTTGTGTACGTTGCTGTACGTCTTGTCCCCACGACGTTTATAGTTTTGATATCCGATGACAAAAGAATCCTTTTCCTTCCCGATGAAGCATAAACCTTCAACCTTCACGCCGTCATACTCCACCCTTAATTTCTTCATAAAGGTATTAAAGGATACTTCAAGTTCAACGCCAATCTTATCAGTGGGCGGAACGGGTGCGTCTTCAATCCTATAATCGCGTCCAATACGTGAGAACTTTAATCTGTACGCTGTTTTGTCCTTGTCCCGTGTAATCGAGTCATCTAAACATTTTCTCATTGAATACAGAGATTTTTTTAGGGATTCTGCTGTATCCTTTTGCGGTTTCTGTAACATAGATATTTTTTATTGTGTTTCGGTAATACGTCTAAACATTGCAAAAGTAACTAATGTTTATATCTTTTCCAAAAAAATTTAATTATCCACAAGTGTTAGTATCTGTATGACGCTGGGGGATCTCACCAGCCAGACGCCAGAACTGGACCGGGTTGATCCTTCTGGGGCTGGAATACTGCTGCGTTCCAGGATCATTCTCAACTGGTGTAATACCAGGACGCTGCTGCCAGTATTGATCACCTGGGAAAGCACGGGCAAAAAAAAGCCCCCGATTTCTCGGAGGTCTTTCTATTTTATTTATTTTTATTTAATTCTAATGACTTCTTTTTTAATTGTGAGATATGTTGGTAAAGGTTCATGATAAACCAAATATTTACGTACCAATTTATCAGCAATAACATAATCACCTTTTAACATAAATTGATATCTTGATACTAATTCAATTAGTTCATCTTTTGTTACTTTATTATTTTTAAATTTAAATTGCGCGGTAAAGCTAAATGGAATATCATAATCCCCATTATAATCTTTTTCAAGAGGACAAACGTCAAGAATTACCCCTTTATACCTTAAAACAAAAATTGGTAATTCAATTTCATCAATTTCATTTTCAAGTTTAATTGTGTTAGTTTGTCCGTAAGAAACGAACGACGCCAATACCATTGATAATAATAATAATAACTTTTTCATATAAGATTTTTTAAATAATTTAATAAAAGCCCCCGATTTCTCGGAGGCGTGGGGGATTTGGGGGAAACTAATATCTAGTATTGTATTGACGGCGTTGCGGTCGGTCGTCATACCTCTGCGGTTGTCGGTTGTAGCCCATAGGTCGTGCGTT